CCACTGAAAAATATTTGCCAATATATGGTTCAATAGTTGCCAGAGTTCCTAGACGATCATTCATCAATTCGCTTTCTTTTAATTCTGCAAACTGATTATCGTATAAGAAATCATATTGGATATGATCTGAAATTTTATCCCAGTCTTCTGGAGTTACGATGTTCTTGAGAATCAATTGCGTTTTTAACATATCGCTAAAAAGATTTGCAAAACGCTTTCTCAATCTTCCAACAAACTTGGAAAACTTGAGTTCGTCTCTTAAGATTTCTGAAGAACGACCCAAATTGAATCCACCATCATTTGCAATTCTGGATTCTGGAACTCCAAGTGCTCTATAAAGTTTCTTCTGGAAATACTCAATATCAGAAAGTTCACCAAGATTTTGACCGCCAGGAAGTGTGGTAATTTCTGTACCACGACCACCTTCTCTTCTTGGAAGCCAGAAATCCTCAAGCATACTCATATACTTGCGATCATCACGAACTTCACCAGTATCGGCATTATAGACTAACTTATTTCTATAACGTGACATTACATCACGAAGATATTGTTCTGCTTTTACTTTAGGTAGATTACCAACATCAATATAGAAAATTCTTCTTTCTGGTGCTCTTGAAAGTCTGTAGATAACAAGAGAATCTTCAATCATACGGAGTTGATTGAGAGACTTAATTGCTTTGTGTAGATATGAGAGAACCGAACCTTTATTTCTATCAACTAAACCAGAAGTGATGTAAGTGATTGTATCTTTTGCAATCTTTACTCCCTTCTGACTTCCAGCACCAGAAATAGTACCTAATGGATAGTTTGGTTTGGGACTATAGATAAAATACTCTTCAACTTCTGGATATAGAGTTTTAGTATTTTCATTGATTCTAGAGAGATCAATACCGCCAGATCTATCTTTTTTCTTTTCTTGTCTTACAAACCTCATTTTTAGAGGATCAATATATCTTAATTCTTTGATTCCTTCTTGTGGTTTTTTGAGATCGATTACTTTATGGTAATATAATCTCCCATCAACGTACCAGTTTCTAAAAATTTCGTGAGATTTTTTATCAAAATCTAAAAGTTCTTTAATATATTTAAACTCTTCTCTAATTTTTTGCTTTAATTTATCACTTGCATTTAAGTTAGAAAGTTCAATTTCTACTGGAGAATCATAAAGATCACTCACGATTGCCTCATTGACAACGTCTTCGATGGCATTATCACACTCTGGGTGGATTGCCATCTCACGGTATCTTTTGATTAGATCGTGTTCATTTCTATAGACCCCTTCAATATCTACATATTGCCCGTAAAATCCACTAGCAATAAAATTATCAACCCCGTCCGCGTTGTTAGGCGGAACGGGGGAGACGATAGATTTGGATTTTTCTTCAGTAGAGTCAATAGAAAAACCAAAAAGTTTTGACATTTTATAAGAAACTGAACTATTTTATCTATTTATCAATCTACTGCAGGAGCAGAATCGTTTTCAGAAGTTGCAGCAATGTTCCAGTAAAGGACTTGGAACTCAACAGTAAACTCTTCAATAGTATCAGTGGTATCCATTGAAAGAGCAATTTCAGAAATATTGGTTGGGAATAAACCAATAAAATTGTACTCTCTCAGTGGACCGCCGTTTCTATCGAGTTGAGTAACTGCTGCATCGGCAGTATAATCAGTTGGATTGGTCTCACCAGATCCATTGGTAAGTCTGCTGATACCGTTCATCCACTGCTCCATAATGGTTCTGATTTTAAAATCAGTATCGTTGAGAACAGTAACGGTCCAACTATCGAAGGTTCTTTCACCAGCAACCTTGAGGATCCTTCCACGGAAAGGAACCTCAACAGGAGTGATGTTAGATGCGGGTAAGTTTGCTGCCTTTACCATGAAAGGAACTTTATCACCAACCCCAGAGGTTGTTAATGTTTGTGTTGCTGCAGTCGGGGTGGAATCATTAGACATGAATCCTAGGGATTGACCAGATCCATTTGGGAAGTTTAATTCAACTTCAAACAGATTAGGTCTTGCACCTCCCCCCGTTAATTGAGATTTAAAATTGGAGATTGTTCTGAGTGCCATCGGTTTTTTACCTCTTTGAAATTAATTTAAATCGAATTAAACGCCAATTACTTCAGAGAACGAAACACCAGATCTGGTGGCAACGAAGGTTAGTCCAATGAAGTTAATGGAACGGTTTGGTTTGATGTAAATATCCGCAATAAACTCATTCGCGTCAATAACTGCGGCAGTATTGTTTGACTCATCGCAGATAAGTCTAAACTCCTGAATTCCACGCTTTGCTTGAACATCTCTGAGGAATGGTTCAACTGCATTTACGAAAGAACTTCTGGTGAGAGAATCGTTGAACTCAAACATAACATCTTTTGCTGCGGCAGAAATTGCCTGCTCAAGATAGATGAACAATCTACGAACGTTGATACGATCGAATGCAGATGCTTTAGCAAGTCCAGTCTTATCACCAAAGAGGATAATTCCAGAACCAGGCGAGAAGATCACTGGGTTGATTCTTGCACTATAGAGGCGATCTCTTTGAATTTTTGTTGGATTGTATGCCAACTTAACTGCGTTTAAGATTGCACCTCTTGCTGTACCAGCGGGTGAGAACCATGGGAAATTCGAAATGTCATTTCTGGCACAAAGTCCTGCCATATCTCCATTCAGAGGAACATAGCGGAAAGTATCCGAGAAACGATCATATGCATACTTATAACCACTATCAAATACTGCAAATGATGATGAAGGAATAGATGCATAGAAACTAATTACTTCATCAGTAATATCCGAAGCACTCTTAACAGAATAACCACTTCCAGATTCAGTAACTTGTGAACCTCTGTGTGGAGAAATAAATGCGATTGCATCCTTTCTAGCTTCAGCAACTGAAATTAGTTTGCTTGCAAGTGCTTGAGTGTCTTCTTTTGCAAGACCACCAGAACCCATGAGTAGGAAGTCTACTTCATACTCTTCGGTATTTTCAAAGATTTCGTAACCAGTTGAAAGATCTCCAACAGTTGCGGCAAGAGAACCTGTAGTTGTCAATCCTGCTTCACCACCATAATTTAAACCACCATTCAAGGTTAGGTTGAGAGCACCAGATTGTCCGAAAGTAATGCCCTGTGCATTCTGATCCCATCCACTATCGGCATTTAGTTCAAATGAAGTGTTTAAACCAACAGTTGAAATGCCAGCAGGAGCTCCACCAGCGAAGATATATTCAGAATTTTCTGAAATATACTTTCTCCAGTAAGAAGGAGATCCAACAGAATATGTTGCGTCTTTTGCCTTGGAAAGTGTTAAGTGCTTCTCAAGAATTGTACCCGCATTTCCTGTTACATCACCATCATCATCAAGAACAACAACGTGAACTTCATCAAATCTTGAACCTCTTGCAGCAGCATATGCTGAAGTACCAGGACGCTCTGCTAGAGTATTCCACTTGATGGTGCTGTTTGTGAGGACGATTTGCTGTTGATCAAACCAATCCTGTCTTGCATTATATGTCTTGGTTCCCCATGCACTGGTTTGACCATTGGTGTGGATTGCAACACTTCCAGTAGCACTGAAAGCATATAAACCTGATGGTTGATAATCAACTGCGGTTTCTGTTCCAGCAGCGGAAACATGACTGATAACCTTAAGATCAAGAGTGCTAGATCCAATGCTAGTGATGGTTCCCTTCAAATAACCATCTGCAAGAGAAGTTGATCCAGAACCTGCAACAACTTTTCCAACCATGGTCTGGGTTACACCCATGCCAACAGAAATGTTTGCAGTTGCGATACCACTTACAATTTGATCTGCTTTTCCATCAATGATTGCAACCTTGACTCCGTTTGCCCAAGAACCTGGACTTCTTGCAGCAACAGTTACACCAGAAAGAAGATTTTCATCGTAACCAAGATTTACATAATCTTCATAACTCTTGATTTTTGGTGCAGTTCCAGAAGAACCATTAAATGCGTTCTTAAGATCCGAATCATCAGATCTTACAACTTGTAGAGATCCGCCATAAGCAAGGAAAGATGAGGCAACCATCCAACTTTCGTAGTGCTTATCAACACTATATGGACTGCCAAAAGTATTTAAAAGTTCTTGTTCGTTTGTAACCAGAATTGGTTCGTTGACTGGTCCCTGGGCAAATGGTGCTACGATTGCTCCAACTGCATCGGAAGTTGGATCAACTCTTCCAGCAGTTAAGTCAACCTCTCTTACCACAATACCAGGAGATGCTAAGTTTAGAGGCATCTTTTTGTTCTCCTACAAGTCCAAAATTAATCTAAAAATATTTATGAAAAAGGGTATTTTGAATGGGAAAACAGTGCGTGAACTACCAATCTGGATATTCCCAATTGGGAAATGAAGATATTTTCTTTTTCCTATTTGTTAGAACTCTTTCTTTGGTACATTCCTTACATTCATAAGAATATGCTGACGGTAAAGAACCCCTTCCTTTTCTTGTTAGGTAATATCCATCTATAAGATCTTTTTTCTCACCACAAGTTCGACATTTTCTTTCAAAAAATAATAGATGCTCTAAATTTATCTGGTCATCAAAATCCATTTACATGTAATCCCACATATATGATCTATCACCATATTCATCAGTATGCCATCTATCACCTGTACTATCTACAAAAGTACTTTCATCTAAACCATCAAGAATAAATCCAAATGGTGCCATGTCTTGTTCTATTTGATTTTTCTGTTCTTCATAAATTCTTTTTCTGATGTCATTATCGGTCATTTCTTTGAAATAATCTTGTGCGACTAACCAAGAAAAAATAACAAGACACATTGCCAAGTCATCATTACATCCCTCTTCTGCTTCAAAAGAATTATGACGCTGTGCGAATGTTGTTAACTCTGATATGATATCATAATCAACGGTAAGTAACTTATCATCTTCTAAAAGTGTTTTTAGGTTGGAGCATCCCAATTTTTTAACTGCAGATGTCATTCTGACACCTAACTGGGATTTTTTGCCACTAAATCCAGATCCAACAATCTGACCCGCTCTCCCTCTCATAGAGCACATGAGAAGATTTTCGTTTTCTAAATCAAAGTGTAGAATACTTGCAACCTGATCGCCAATATCATTAACTTCAATTAATAAAAACGCATTATTGTATGCTTTTGCAACATCATCAATAATGCTTGGGAACATCATTGGTTTTATTTCATTATTTCTGTACTTACCAACCACTCTATATGGAAATTCTGTAATATCAAAAATAATGAATGCGGAATAGTCATTTCCAAGACCACGAGCAACGTCGACCGTGATTAGATAATTGTGCTCTTCTTTAGGGTGTTCATAAATATCAAGTCCAGCATTTCTTTTAATTGGACTTTCATACACAAGATTTCGAAGTTTTGCTGGACTAATCAGTGTATTGACAGATCCTAGGAATTCACACTCAAACTCAACCTTGAACTGTTGTTCTGAAGTGTTGGCAATGGTTTGTTCTTTCCATGCCTCATCTCTACCAGGAACTTCGGACCAATGAACATCAGTTGGTGTATATTCATTCTTACCTTTTTCTGCATCGTGCCACATGCGGTAGAAGTGATTCATACCACGAGGGGTAGAAACGATAATTACCTTTGTGCTCTGTCCAGAAGAAATAGTAGGATAAACAGAGGCAAAGAAGTCATCAGCAATGTGATTCGGGATGAACGCGAACTCGTCAAGAAAGATGACATTATAGGATCCGCCTCGGACAGCAGATGAAGAAGTAGAGTTAGACGAAATCTTGGAGCCATTTTCGAGTTCTAAACTACCTTTGTTCCATGATATAATACCCTGTTGCATCCACTTTGGCAAGTTTTCGTA